CCAGGGCCAAATTATAAATACTATGAAGATATTGATGCGTTTATGCAACCACAACCCTTTGCAAGTTGGACAATTAATTCTGATAAAGAATGGGAAGCACCCATACCACAACCTACTTTAACAGAACAACAAATTTCAGATAACAAAGCATATAAATGGGATGAGTCTTTATATCAATCTGACAATACAAAGGGTTGGGTCTTGTTTGACTATTGAAAATGAACACACAAACTTCTAACAAAATAACAAAGGCTTTAAAACAACTTATAAAGAATATAAACTATGCACGAAGAAATAAAACCATTATTTGATATAGCTTCTATAATAACTGTTATAGGTTCTTTAGCTGAAGTATTGCCACCATTAGCAGCTTTAGCTACTTTAATATGGTCTGCAATTAGAATATACGAAACTAAAACTGTTCAAAATATTATTAACAAAACTAAGGAGAAATAATATGCCAATGGGAAAAGGAACATACGGATCAAAAATGGGCAGACCACCTAAAAAAGAAATGAAGAAAACAAAGCCTAAGAATAAACCAATGAAGAAAATGATGATGCCTAAACGTATATCAAGGGGCAGATAAATGGTTAAGAATATGCCACATTATTTTAAAGATGGTAAAGAACATAAAGGCAGTATGCACAAAATGTCTGATGGTGTTTTACATTCAGGAAAAACTCATACAAAAAATAGCAAAAGGCTTTATCATTTTAATGAGTTATCTAAAACAGCAAAAACAAAGGTTAAAAGTGGTAACAAAAAAGTATCAAAATCCTAAAGGCGGATTAAATCAAAAAGGCAGAGATTTTTTTAAACGTACTACAGGTTCTAATTTAAAACCACCTGTATCAGCAAAAGCAGCTAGTAAGTCTCCTAAAAAAGCTGCTAGGCGTAAATCATTCTGTGCTAGAATGGGAGGTGTCAAAGGACCAATGAAAGACAGTAAAGGCAGACCAACCAGAAAAGCACTAGCACTACGAAAATGGGATTGTTAAATGTCACTCACAACTACATATTTAGATTTAGTAAATGATGTTCTAGTGCGTCTAAGAGAAGCACAGGTAGCTTCTGTATCTCAAAATACTTACTCAGCTTTAATAGGCAAATTAGTTAATGATGCTAAAAGAGAAGTAGAGGATTCATGGAACTGGGATACTTTAAGAAACACAATATCATTTACAACACAACAAGGCACGTTTAATTATAATTTAGCTAACGCTGGTAATAAGTTTAGAGTTATTGCTGCTCATAATGATACTGATGATATATTTTTACAATATAGACCAACTAAATATTTTATTCAGCAACTGTTATTAACACAGTCACCTCAACAAGGCGCACCTGTATACTATAACCATAATGGTGTTTCTTCTGGTAGAGATGGTCAAATAGATTTATTACCTATACCAGATTCTGATTATATTATTCGTTTTGATTTAGTAATTACAGAAGATGAATTATCAGAAGATACTGATACTACAGCATTACAAAAGAATGTAATTACGTCTTTAGCATGGGCTAAAGCAATAGAAGAACGTGGTGAAGATGGAGGTATTAGTGTATCAAGTCAGTATGGTGTTGCTAATAAAGCACTAGCAGATGCTATTGCTATTGAAGCAGCAAGGAGACCTGATGAAGAAACTGTGTGGTATCCTTCATAATGCCTAACAAACCTATACAAGCTGTTTCATTAACATCACCAGGATTCTTTGGTAATAACACACAAGACTCTGGTGTTACACTAGATCAGTCTTTTTCATTAGAAGGAGACAATGCTGTAATTGACAAGTCTGGTAGAATGGCATCTAGGAAAGGTTGGGAATATAACACTACTGCTGGTGGTACATCATCATTACCAGAAATGATGTTTGAGTTTGATATGACTAGTGCTACTAATTCTTTTAGTATTATAAGTGCTGGTAATAATAAATTGTTTGTTGGTGAAACAACAATGACACAACAATCTGTTTATAATGCAACAGCAGATGCTACAATATCATACACTATTTCAGATAATGATTGGCAGTTTGAACAAGCACAGCACCAAAGCGGTGTTAATTTAAGTCCTCATGGATATGTAACACAAAAAGGACATTCTACACTTGTATATCATAAAATGGGGTCTGCACATACACATTCTGGAGTGTTTGGTTTTCAAAGACTTGGTGATGTAGGCAGTGTTCCTAGTGGATATACTGTAGATACGTTTAAACCTAATGTATCATTATCAGCTTTTGGTAGAATGTTTTTTGCTGATATTGTTAATGATCCTTTAACAATATATTTTAGTGTTTTATTAGATGGTTCAGATTTATCAGGTAGCGGATCAGGACAACTTAATTTAGAAAAAGTAATAGCAGGCGGTGATAAAATAGTAGCCCTTGCTGAACATAATAGTGCATTAGTTATATTTTGTGAAAGAAATATAGTTATATATAACAATGCAGATGATATGAGTAATATAGCTTTAGCTGATACAATAATAGGAATAGGCTGTGTTGCTAGAGATTCTATACAAAATATTGGTACAGATTTAATATTTTTATCTAGTAGTGGTGTAAGAAGTTTAGGAAGAACTATACAAGAAAAATCAGCACCATTAAGAGATTTAACTAAAAATGTAAGAGATAATTTTTTATCATTATTAGCAGTAGAAAATAAAAGTAAAATTAGAAGCGTATATTATCAAAAAGAAGCATTTTATTTATTAACTATGCCTAATAGTGGTTTTACATTTTGTTTTGATGTAAGAGCTTTGTTGCCAGATCAGTCTTATAGAGTAACTAGATGGGATTCAATAGACCCTTCATCTTTATTAGCTACTAAAGATAATAGATTATTATTAGGTAAAACTAATGGAATAGCGCAGTATAAAAACTTTACTGATGATGGTAGTCCTTATGTATTTTCTTATCTATCTCCTTATCTTGATTTTGGTAATCAGTCTCTAACAAAAATATTAAAAAAAATTAATGTAACAGTTGTAGGAGCTTCTAGTACATCTTTAAGTATAAAGTATGCTTTTGATTATAATACTAACTACGACTCAATAGATGCTACTACTAAAGCAGCATCTATATCAGAATTTGGAGTAGCAGAATATAATATAGCTGAATATTCTGCATCAATATTTATTGATAAAATTACAGCACAGCTAACAGGAAGCGGTAACGTACTACAAATAGGTGTTAATGCTAGTATTAATGGTAATGCTTTATCTTTACAAAAATTAGATATTTATTCGGTTCTAGGAAGGACTATATAATGAGTAATTATACAAAAACGACTAACTTTGCTGCAAAGGACAGCCTTAATAGTGGTGATGCTAATAAAGTTATTAAAGGTGCTGAAATAGGTGCAGAGTTTGATAATATTGTAACATCAATAGCTACTAAAGCAGATTTAGCTAGTCCTGCTATAACAGGCACAGCTACTGTTACTAATATTGTGCTATCTGGAACAATATCAGGCGGAACAGTTGAAGGAGGTACATACTAATGAACTTTTTTGAAGCATTTAGATTAGTGTATGGTAGAGAGCCTACTTTAACAGAATCTGGTCAGTTTGTTAATAATCCTACAGGACAGCAAAATATTATAAATCAAGCAATAAGTATGCAAGAAAAAACTACTCAAGTACAACCAGAGCCGGTACAAGTTGCAGAAGAGCCAGTACAAGTTGCAGAAGATACATCAGGAATGTTTACTGGTACTCAAAACGATATAAATTCTGGTTTTATAGATACTAGTACTGGTTTTGCAGAACAAACTTCTGTTGATTTAGATAAAAGAAAAGCTAATATTAAACAAGAGTTAAGAAAACAGTATGAAACAGTTCAGTTATCAGGTTATTCTTATCCTAATCCAGAAGATTTAGATAGTATATTTAGTAGACAAGCAGAAGCTATTGCTATAGCCGGTGTTGATAGTTTATTAGATATAGGACGAAGAACTGAAAAAGTAAGAGATAATGTTAAAGAAGTACAACAAATAACTAATCCAGAAACAGGAGAAGTAACTTATCAATACACTCCATCAAGTGTTTCTAATATTGCTGGAATAACAGAACCAGAACCAATTACTGTTGAAAACGAATACGTTAAACCAATGGTATCTAATGATGGTTTATATGGATCACAAGTAACAAAGTATGTAGCTACTTTACCAGATGAAGCACCTGTATTATACAATAAAAAAACAGGTGAGCGTCTTAATATGTTTAATACTAAAGGTGAGCTATACAGAGACTATGGTAATGGTGCTACCTTTGGTGAGTTATATAGTGATATAGAAGGCGGTGCGTACTTACAAGCTAAGTTTTTTGATGACGATACTGCTTTATTTTTTCCACAGTTTAAAGATACTTCTGATAAAAAATTTGTTTCTCTTGCTATAACAGGAGCTGCTTTAGCTCTTGGTATGCCTAATAATGGTCTGCCTATGGGAAGCGGTGGCACATCTTATGCTTCTACATTTGGTTCTACTGTATCTGGTTTAGCTGCTGACTCTATAGCAGCATTTGCTATAGGTAACGCAGCATTAGCAGGAACTACTACTTATGCTTTAACAGGAGATGCTGAAAAAGCATTTATAGGTGCTTTAGTAGCTGCTGGTACTACTTATGGTGTTGACTATATTAGATCAGGAGAGTTTGGAGATTTTTTAGTAGATAACAATGTTCTTGGTGAAAACACTATTGATTATGTAGATAGCTTAAATATTCCTACTACTGATTCAGGTAGTTTATTAGAAAGAATTGATCCTAGTACAGGCGAAATTTCTACAGTTAAACCATCATTAGCAGACCCTTCATCATCTTTTTTTGGATCAGAAGTTGTAACTGATCCAATTACAGGAGGTTTAACTAGAATACCTGATGATAGTATATTAAGCGGAGATGTAACGTTTGATGATTTATTATCTGGAACACAAGGAATTGATAACTTGCCGTTATTAACTGGTAATTTAGAAAATGCAGGACTACCTAACATAACTGGAAATGTAGACGATCTTTTAGGAACTATAACTAATGCAAAAGGAGCGGAAGTAGCTGTTGCAGATGTTCTTAAAGATATAGCTGCTGGAGCAGGTGTAACAACAGCAACAGAAAAAGTTATTGAAGAAGCTGGTAAGTTTATTGACTTAAAAGAAGTATTTGGAGATGATATAGGAGGTTTGTTAGAAAATGTAGCTAATGTAGGCATAGACTATAGAGCTTTAGAATTACTACAAGATAAAGCTGAAAAAGCTGGTGAAGATATACAAGCAGATTATGATAAAGTATTTAAACCATTTACAGTTAGAACTGGTTTAGGTGTTACTAATATTGACCCTGTAACAGGAGAAGCTAAATCTGTTAGAGATATTGCATATGAGCCAATACAAACATCTGCACTTGGCACTGCTGAAAGTATGTTTAAAGACTTACCTACTACTAGAGAAGAAGCTACAGCAAAGTCACTAGCAGCTACTAGGGCATTAACAGACCCACAAAGACAAAGAGATCAAGAAAAGTTGTTTAATAGGCTACAACAACAAGGTACTATGGGTCTAGGTATAACTACTCCTACTGTTGGTGGACAACGCAGAATAAACCCATTAGCTGAGTCTTTGTTTGCAGCACAAGAACAAGCTAAATCATATGAAGCACTGGCAGCACAACAAATGGGATTAGGACAAGCTGCAAGTCAGCGACAACTTGCTACTGGGTTATTATCAACTGCTCAAGATATTGATGAAAGAGCAAAAGACTTTAGTACTTTACAAAGTCTAAGCAATTTAAGACAAACACCAGAGCTAGAAGGTTTACAAGCTAGAAGAGAATATGATTTACTTGCTTTACAAGCAGAAATAGATAGGATTAGAGGAGTAGCGTCAGGCACTAAAGGTTTGTTTGGATTGCCTACAGAACAAGGTAATACTTATAATATTATGAAATCATAAGGAACATGAAATGGCTCAAAAACAACAATCTATAACTGAAAGTATGTTTGGTTTATCTTTACCTACTACTCCTGAGTTTGGTGGGCAAATGCCTATAAAAAAATTTAGGGGTTCTACTCCTATGGGTAATATTACTGAAAGTTACAGACAAGCAGGTCAAAGTTTGCAAGGAAGTGTGCGTAGATTATTTGGTCAACAAACACCACAAGAAGCAACAGTACAAAAAACAGTAGAACAGGAAAAAGACATAAGAGAAGCTATATTAACTTTTCAAGCAAGTAATCCTAATATAGATATGAATACTCCACAGGCTTTAAAAAAACTAGCTAATCATGCTGTAACTATTAATCCTGACTTAAGAATGTTTAGTATTCAATTAACTCAAAGAGCAGACGCATTACAAAGCACATTAGCAGCTAAACAAAGAAAAGAAAACTTAGATACTAGATTAACTAAGTCTAAGATTACAAAAAACTTAGCTGCTGGTTCTCCGCCAATAGAAAAAGGAATAAAACTTACAGCTACTCAAAGTATGTATGCTAAAGCCTTAAAAAAACCTGATGGCTCTCCGTATTACGATAAAGATAATCCTTTTCCTCTTTATGTAAGTGAGATAGATCAGTTTGCAGCAGCAACAATAACAAAAAATATTGCTAACGATAAAAACGCAGCAAAAACAAATGAAATGCAATTAAAAATAGAAGAAAAAAGGAGTAAAGACCTAGCAGCAAGAGCAGCTAAAGTAAGTTTTTTTAAAAATTCAATATTTAAAACTAAATCATCAATTAATAAAATAGAACAAGCAGAAGAACTTGTAAAGAAAACTGCTCAACACATAGTGGGAACAACAGGAGCTGCTTCTTATATTTTAAAAGATATACCATCAGTAAAAGTATTAGGTTTTGAGGGAAGTCCTAGAAAATTAGAAAACATAATAGATTCTATTAAAGCTCGTTTAGGTTTTGATGAAATAACAAAAATGAGAAAAGACTCTCCTACTGGTGGTGCTTTAGGACAAGTTACTGAAAGAGAATTAATGTTTTTACAATCAGTTATAGCTAAACTAGATACTTCTTTAAATTCAGAAGATTTTTTACAAGTATTGCAAGAGGTAAAAAATAGTTATAATAGGCTTTTACAAAACGAACAAGAAAATTTAAAATTATTACAAAACGGATATACGCAAAAACAAATTAATGAATTTACAATACAAAACTTAATGACATTGGGTGTAAAAGGAATTAATCCTCAAGCATCAATTAATAGTAAACCTTCTTTAAAACCTATTTCAGAAATGACTGAAGAGGAAATTAAACAAGAGTTAGGAAAACAATAATATGGCTACCAGAGAAGAAATGTTAAGGGAAGAATTAGCTAGGAGAGAAGCCCTTAAAGAAGAATTAGCTAGAAGAAAAGCTCTTAAAAAAGAAACAGAGTCTGTGCAAAAACCAGTTGAAGAGTCTCAATCAACACCTGTTACAGAGCCACAAACAGACTCTGCTATTGATTCTGGATTTTTAAAGGGAATAAAAGACCCTATAGATGCTGGGGCACAGTTATTACCTAGAGTATTATCTTTTCTTACGTCTGCTGGTGGTTTAAAACCTAACGAGCTTAGTAATTTTTTTAGAAGTGAAGCAGAAAGAGTAGATGCTTTAGTTAAAACAGAAGAAGAACAATATCAAAAAGAACGTGGCGAAGAAGGTTTTGATACTAATAGGTTGTTAGGAAACATACTTAATCCTGCTAATATTGCTGTTGGTTTAAGAGCAGCACAAGGTGCTAAAGCATTGGGTAAAACAGGTCAAACACTTATATCAGGAGGTGCTGTAGGTTCTTTAACACCTGTAACAGATACAGATAATTTTGTTAAAGAAAAAGCTAAACAAGCAGGTATAGGTGCTGTTGGTGGTGTTGTTAGTGAAAAAGTTATAGGGGCTGCTGGTAAAGTATTAGCTCCAGGAACAAAAGCTATGCAAGAAATGAGAAAGTTAGGAGTAACAGGAACAACAGGTCAAAAATTAGGTGGTATGTTTAAATCTATGGAAGATTTTGCAAGGTTTATACCTTTTGTAGGAGGTTCTATTGATAAAAGAAGAGCAGATCAAGTATTAAAATTTAATAAAGGTATTATATCAAATACTTTAGCAAAAATAGATAGTAAAGCAGTAGTTAATTTTAATAAACAAAAAGATATTACAGAACAAGCAGGTGTTAAAGGAATACAATATTTAAAAAAATACTTAAACGATAGCTACAATAATATATACAACACTTCTGGATTAAAGTTTAATTTTAATCAAAAAACAGGTCAACAACTCTTAGATAAATTAAATAAACAAGGGCTTAATAGTTTAGATGATATAAAAGAAGTGCAAAAATTTATAGATAAAGAAATATCGCAACGTACATTTCTTTCTTCTGATTCTCAAAAAATAAGTCAAAAAGGTATAGAAATTATATTACCTAAAAAAATAAATGAATTAACAGGTAAGCAATATAAAGAAATAGATAAAATATTAAGAAAAAAAATATCAGCTAATTTAGAAAAAAATACAAGTTTAGCAAACGCATATTTAGCAATAAAAGATACACTAAAAGATAATTTTTATGAGCAAAATAAAAACGTAGTTTATAAAACATTAGACAAAACACAAAAAAATGCTGTAGAAAGTTTAAGAGCTATTGATGAAGGCTATTCTAAATTAGTAGCTATGATTCAAGGTGCTGGTGATTTAAACATAAAAAATACAGCAGGTTTACTTACTCCAGAATCATATAGAAAAGCAATTAGAAATACTGATTTATCAAGAAATAAACAAGGTTATCTTTTTGATACTAGACCCGGAGCTAAAGAAGCTAAAGAAGCTGTAGAAATGTTAGGAAATGATGCTGAGTTTTATAGAGGTAGAGAAGCATTATATCAATTAGGAAAATTTACAACATTTGGTGGTTTAGGAGCAGCAGGACTAACAGGGGGAACAGGAGCAGTTTCAGCAGGCGGTTTTGGTCTTGTTGGGGGAAGATTACTATATACTGAAGCAGGTCAAAAATTATTTGATTTAATACTTATGGCAAGACCCTCGTTTGTAAGAAAAACAGGAGAAACAATACAAAAAACACCAGTAGGTGTTAGTTCTGTTGTTGGTGCAGAAACATCTCAAGAAATGTTTGAAAATAGAGGAATGATGACTGAACAATGATAGACCCAATAACAGCACTTGCCACAGCTACTGCAATATTTAATGGACTCAAGACCGCTGTTAAAGTAGGCAAAGAAGTAGAAGAGATATATACTCAACTAGGCAAGTGGGCTACTGCTGTTGAAGATGTAAAAGAACATATGAGCCAAGAAGAAAAAAAGCCTTCTATGTTCAAAAAGATTACTTACTCCAAGTCTGCTACTGAAGCTGCTTTTGATGAAATGGCTTCTAAGAAGAAGATTGAAGATATGGAGAAGGACTTGAAAAGTATGTTCTATGTTGGTGAGCTTTCATTTCTAGGCATCACTGGTTATCGTCAGTTTATAAAGATTAGAAGAGATATCAAAGCCAAAAGAGAACGTGAAGTATATCAACAGATGCGTAGGAGACAAGCGTTTCTATATCATACTAAGATGGGATCAGCAATAACTATAATGGTTCTATTACTGTCTTACCTAATATACTCTTTAGTAGATATGATTATGGAGGTTAGTAGATGATTAGCATACTGTTTAGCACACTAATGGCAACTACAGTTCTACAACAAGATGCTTACTATTGTAGGCTTAGTTGGTTTCAAGAAGACTCGTGTATATATCAATGTCAAAATGGATATGAAAGATTTACCTGGTCTGAAGAAGAAGCAATAGATGGCTGTAAATTAATGAAGAAACTTTATAAAACGTAAATGGAGTAGATAAATGTTGCAACTATTGACAGGTTTATTACCAGTAGCAGAGAAGGTATTAGATAGGGTTATCCCTGATCCTAAAGCTAAACAGAAAGCATTACAAGAGCTAGCTAAGTTAGAACAAGAGGGTGAACTAGCCAAGATAGAAGCTGAGTTTGCTGATTTAGATTCTGCTAGAAAACGTGAAATGGAGATAGCCACGTCAGTTGCTGCACCTTTTCTAAATAAAATAGTCACCCCTGTACTAGCACTTGGAACTGTATCTCTATCATTTATACTATTTTGTGTTGTTATCTTTGTTGACGTAGATGTTAACTCAGGTGCTAAAGATATTTTGATATACGTCTTAGGTGCGTTAAATTCAGCTATGACAATGGTTCTTGCATATTATTTTGGCTCTTCTATAGGCAGTAAAGACAAAGATGATAAGCTAGACACTCTTGTTAAGTAATGTTTGGTTTTGCACATTCATGGTTTCCACCAGAAAGGAATTGTATGGTAAATTTTGGTAAGTATTTTACTAGAGATGAGTTTGTTTGTAGTCATACTGGAGAAGCAAAGATGAATCAAGACTTTCTTGATAAGCTAAACCAGTTAAGAGAGTATTATAATAAACCTATGATAATATCTTCTGGTTATAGAGATGTTACGCACCCTATAGAGGCTGTCAAGAGTAATGGAGGCGCACACACCACTGGTTGTGCTGCTGATGTAATGGTAGATCGTGGTGATGCTTATAAAGTGCTTGAATTAGCGTTTAAAGTGGGTATGACAGGCATAG